GTTTAGGTCACGCATCTTTCTGTTTAGCTCGTCCATACGACTTATTGCTGGATCGGCTGCGTTTATTCTTTCGTTAGCTATAGCAATAATTAGCTGTCTTTCCAGTTCAAGATTTTTTATCTTTTCTATTTGTGCCTGTTTTTCCCTTTCATTTCCATCACGCTCTACTAGTTTTAACTCAGCCCTTTCTATAGCAAGTTTTCTGTCAACTTTATTTATTTCTACTCTTTTTCTCTCTATAGCAAGTGCTTTTTCGGGTTTATCTCCCCTAGTAATACTTGATTGCACTTGCTGTAATTTTAATTGATCTCTTAATTCATTTCCTTGAGCTTCGAGAATTTGCTTTTCCAACTTAAATATCTCGACTAATCTTTCCGCATTACCTAATTCTTCTTCTAAAATATCAAGATTCTCTTTTTGTATTCTTCTTTTTCCTTTTAAAGTCACAATTTGATTTTGAAGTCTATTAAGTATGCCCCGATCTTCTCCAGGAAGTAAATCCTTTTCAACATCAAGTTGCCTTTCTCCTGCGTTAATTCTTTCCCTTGCTAAATCAATAATTTTTTGATTTTTTTGTATTTGTTCCTCAAGAATCCTTAAGTTTTCCCTCGCTGTATCTAACTCAGGTTTTTTCAAATCAAATGTATTCATCGCATCTGATATAGATTGCTCAACTGTCTTATTTGAATCTTCTTTAGATGTTTTATTTTTACCTCCCATAATTAAATTCATAAATTTGAAGAACGCTGTAAGCGGTCCAGCTACTACAGAATTTATTTTCATACCTAAATCTCGGGCTAACATTCCAAATTTATCCATTTCTTTATTTAATAGTTTTATTGGTTTTAATTGGGCAGGTCCGACACGATTTGCCAATGTTATACGAGCAAGTTCAGCAGCAGTTCTATCTAATCCAGCAGACTGAAGAGTTGATATAGTTGTACCTACTGATTTATCAAAGAATTTTATACGTTCTGTAAGTACCTCTATATTCTCAGATGGATCATTTAAGGCACTTCCTAATGTATTTAGTCTGTCTGCTGTATTATTAAATATCTGAAGCAAAGAAGTAGCAACAAGACCTCCTGCAAATCCTCCCATCTGACCGCCTACAGCAGCACCAATTCCACCACCTAATCCACCAGCTACCGCACCTGGTAATCCCTGTCCAAATAAAAGGGGAAACGAACCACTAATTAATGCACTGGCAGCAATACCTTTACCTTTGGGTTGATTTCCGCCAGTAGTAGTAGTGTTACTTCCTCGACCTGTTGTCTGTTTGCTTATAACATTAGCTTTTTGTTTTTCGAGTTGAAAACTTTGTTTGTCTAACTTTAGTTCGTTCTGTTTAACTTTTAAAAGTGCTAAATCATTCTTAAGTTCTAAGTTACTTATTTTTAGCTTTTCTCTACTTTCCTGTGCAGCTTGTCTACTAGCCTTACCACTCAATGCCATTCTATTTAGCTTGGTGATACGATCTTCAAGCTGCTTTAATTGATCCTTTGCCTGTTTTAAATTTAATTTTATATTGACTTCGTAATTAGAACCAGCCACTACTTTTTAGAAAACATTATTTATACTTTAGCGTACCTTACGATATTGAGCTTTCTTTTTTGCATCTTCGTAGGCTTTTTCTTCCCTTTCACCTTTTAATGTAAAATATGCGTTCCAGCCATAGAGTTCCTCCAGTGTCATCTTTTTCTTGAGATCACCTAGAGTCATGCCTAATTGTTCAGCAATAAAAAACTGTAAGTATAAATAATTATTCTTGTTCAGATGTGCTTTTTACCGCATCAGGAGTAGCCTCCTCACCCAACTCTTGCATCTTAGTCATCAGTTCTATCAGTACTGCCATAGGTATTTCTCTTCGTAGGCTGGCTCGATCTCCTTCAGAAAATAATCTGTTACCAGCTTCATCCTCCGCTTTATTTATTAATACCTGTAAAGCAAAGTCTAAACTTCCCTCTTCCTGTCCTCTGTTCGCTGCTACTAGAGTAGCATTTATGCCATCTCTATCAGCAATAGTAAAAGGTCGCCAATATACATTTAAAATTAACTCTCCATTTCTATAAATAGGATAACTCCTCTTACTGTCTATACTGAAGGCTTTTTTCAGTTTGTCGATTGCTCTTTCTGTTGCCATGCAAAATAAATTATTATACTTACTAACTATATTACTACTTTATTATTTAAAGCCAACCTTTTTAAATGCTTTGTTTATATCAAACTTTATAAAATTACCTTTTGTGTAAATGTTGTACCAATTTGGGCCTTTTCTTGCTGTTAAACTAAAATCCCTCCCATGTTCTGCGTAAGTAACAGGCTCTCCCTTTAAATTAGGTCTTGTTTGCCCTGGTGCGTTTATGGCAAAACCAGCATACTTAGCTCTGTTACCTACATATAAATCTTGACCCAAAACTACATTAGGTACTCTTGCATTTTTTATTCTTCTACCTGTTGGGTCGGGTATCAAATAATGTGGAAAGTCTGGTTTTCTCTTTCTAGTAGGTTGCACTGGATTTTTTGATACGACCCAATTTTCTCCAAATGTACCTGTCCACCACGGACCTTCTTCGGTAAGTGTTTTGACAATAGTTTTAGCTAATTCTTTTCTACCTTTTATAAGGTCTTTTTCAATGTCCTTTGTTAACTGTTTTAATGGTCTAGGCATTAGCAGTAAAAGTACAACTTACAACGGATAAGTAATGACTATCGCCTTCTACAGTAACAGAAGTTGGACCCTCTATTTCCGATACTCTGGGAGTTACAGAGAATTTATCTACATAAGTAGAATTATTTATAGAACTTAATCCTGTTATTACTGATTCTGCTACAGCAGATGCAACTGCACTTCCTTTATTTGGAGGAGTCATAATCCCACATCTTATAGATCCTGAATAGTATTTCTCTGCTGCTCCCTGTGGTTGGGTTGTTGCTTGACTAAAGTCTAAACTTACCATTACATATTTTTTATTTTTACCTGGAGTGCTAAAAGGCATATTGTCAAAAATTACAGAAACACTAGGATCTGCGTCCGTTACCGCATCTAATATTGCGGTTTCAAATGCTGCTCGTGCGTTTACTAAAGTCATTAGAAGATAACATCCACTCTAAATAAATATTCTTGACCACCTTTAAGAGTAAGAATATCTGTTATCTTACTGCCCCTACTTG